ATCTCAAGCTGCAGATTACTGCAATTATACAGGGGCGATAGGTTCATAGAACATGACGGGTGCTCCAATAAACATACCTAAGGAAAAATCTTCCGCGATGGCTGCATACATATTTACATTTCGTAATGGCAAACCAGAGGTTTGACGCAGAAGATTGTATGAAACTTTAAAACACGGAGCAAATTTCGTGGAATTAGCTGGTGTATATCCAGCCAACTGTCTACCATAATTAAATCTATATTGGGAGTAATAAGGGACCTCAAAACCAATTATAGGCTCAATGGTAGTGTCAGCTATCAATGCACCGTCGTCGCCAGTGTTCGACTCGTCAAAGAATACATTGAATGCAGAGTAATAAGAAGAAGTGTTATCTGGTGTGAAAACCTTGGTCCTTGTCTCAGGTACGCAATTGTCATAGCGTGTGACAGTAACTGGACCATTATAAGTATCACAACAGCCGCCTAAAGCAACCTTCCATCTGATTCCACCACGCCATCCAACAAACCCTGACGTTATATACCGTAAAGGAGTCAGCCAGCCATACAAGTACGGTTTGGTCTGAACTATAGTAGTGACAGTGGATGAAGGATCGGACTTCGATGAAAAACCAGGTTCCAATGGCATGGAAGGGCGCTGAATGATGACACCCAAGTTTTGCGGGTTAAGAATAACACCGGGAGGGAGGAGCATCTCAGCATGGGTATATCTCTTGAGAAGCGTTCGGAAGGAACGAATGGATTCACCAAAATGAACCATATTGGCTGGACCTGTAAGGTCTCCAGTCAAGGCTAATGTATCAAGGTGAGTTCCGCCTTCCTCTGTGTTCGCTTCCCCTCCAGAGACAGCACCAATAGGAGCTTCGATCTCATTGGATTGGGGTTCAACGTCGTCTTTGTCCTCCTCAGCGAGAAGAGCACCTGGTGGTGTAGGAACATCATTCCACGTTCTATACCTCATACGCTGCAAAACCTTACTCGTAGGTGCCGCCACCTCAAAATCAGGTCCTGCGCGAACTGAAACCAGTACAGAGATAGGAGAAACATCCGTACTAGGAGACGTTACGCTATTGACAATATACACACCAAGTACACCATTGCCGTAAATGTTAAAGGAAGAATCATATGCGACTGGTGACGTGGAATACATAGTGGTAGCAGTCTCAAATTGCGCATGCTCACGATATGTCGTGTCTTGACCCCAACCAACTGTGACTTCAAAATCCTGAGTTTCAGCAATATCTACAACAGTGCTGTAACCTAAATTATACTCAGGTGAGAGTTCAGTCGGGTCGTTCCAAGAAACTTCAAGTTCGGGATCATAAACAATTCTTAATCTACCCTTGTGCATGGCACTACAACATATCTGAAATCTGAATATCATAGAGCCTCGCCAAAATTGAAATGGTAAGGCCGCAAAACAGACAGCTGGCATGTTGATCTTAGGTAAATTAGGAGAGGCACCACCAGAGGTTATCTTATGGATACAAGGGTCAACTACGCAGTTCCATAAAAGCTCTCCAGGTGCAGGTGAATTGCCTGGTGCCCATTCAAAAGAAGTCAAGTAACTCTCACGCCCGGCTATGTGGGAAATCTCCATCTCATCTGTAGAGTTCAAACCAAAGGCACGAGGGTCAACTGTTATCTCCTGCTTAGAATCCAGGGAAAGTTTAACCGCATCATCCTTAGAGTTGGACGTGGCCATAGGGCTAATAGTCTTCGGCACAATTAAGGTTCGCTCAAGCTCCACAGGTCTGCTATATCCGAACAAAGCTGCAATAGCAGACATTGCCGAAGCAGCCATAGACGTGGCACGAGCGTAAGGACCTATGACAGGTGCTTGGGAAACTTTCATTGCCATAGTAGCGAGGTTAGAAGCGCGTACGGAGAAAGTTTTGTTTGAATACTCGTCTGACCCAATCTCTGCTGATTGCGGAATGATGCCAATGGGATTGGCATGAGTAGGACAAGACAAAACCACATCCGTCGCCCATGCAAGGATGGAAACATCGACAGGACTAGTTGAACCGTTGACACTTCGAATTGTTGTGAGGTTGTACATATCCATAGAACCCAGTTGGTCCCATTCGCCTGCAGGTATATTTATGGCATTTGCGTGCCAAATAAAAGGTAACTCCATCTCACCTCCCTGAGATGTAGTTGGATTTATATACATGTGAGGCTTCTGTGAATTATTAATAATATCGGCATACAAAAGTCGTCCGACATCATCAACATTGGGCAATGGAGTGTAACACATAATAGTTCTACCGAAGTGGAAGGGTGAACCGTTAACCAACACTCGAATGTGAAGCTTAGCTCTCAACAACTTGAAATTGGAGATACGATTTATCACACGCTTATTGTTGAAAAAGAGCGACCACGGGTCAAAAGAATTGACAAGACCTTCAGGGGATCCAGGTGGTATAGAAACGCGATCTATCAGAACTGGTCGACTAAAGAAATTGTTCAAATCTAAATCATTCGTGGTAACTTCAGATCGCAAAGAATCCATGACAGAAGGCGTAGATATCACTGTACCAGGTGAGTAATCCTGAAAAGTGACGTTCTGCGTGTAAGTGTCATGAGAAACTGGGGCCTCTCCAGAATGTGGGCTGAATTGCTTCATATGGACCAAAGTTAAAGCGGCTATGGTATGTTCTAGAGAGTGCGTGTCATCCGACACTAAAGGTTTATAGGAAACCCCTAAACTACAAGTTTCCTCCTTTGGACTTCGCGAGGAGGAGAAACGCCTAGTATTTACAGGAAATTTAATTGTGTAACATGTATTATGCACTATCATACATATCGATTGTTTGCCACGTCCGCCAGTGCAACCGTAACTACGTGGACTTAGGAAGATACATTTCTTTCCAGTGAGTAACCCTATCTTCAAAAGATTTCTCAAGGATGCCCAAAGGCATATTGGCTCGCGCGCACACGAGCTTCATTTGTTCACGACGCATCTCATAATGATCTCGACCAAAGGCGAACCACTCATGCATCGCAGACTCAACACAACTAGCTGCAACCTGGACATTGGACTGTGTCCTGGATTTAAGATTGGAGTGTAGACTCTTAAAGATGGAGTCTTCATCCAATCGACCAATCTTCCGCCCTATTTCAGGTATGTAAGCCGATTTGCGTTTAAGGAAATCAATCTCATCCAGTTTAAGAAATTCGCTGGATGCTGTTGATTTATCAGGTAGGGTGATCTTCATTCCGTGCTTCGTTAAAAACTCTTTATAGATCTCAAAATTAAACCTGTCTCGTATAGACTCATGATTACTACCGTTAAAGTCATCACCATAAGTCGAGCAGGCAACTTTGGACCTAAAATCGTCAATCTCGGGGCACGCATCAAATACACCCATTCTGACATACAATGAACCTGCAGTTCCATTCACATCGACCGTGATCGGTGTGCCGGAGGGGTTCATGTTGAAAGCCATGAGGAGAACGCCATTGAAATCGAGTAAGGGGTGAACTAAATCACTGACCATCATTCTCATAATTTCACAGTCGTTATCGTCATAACCCATCGCCTCGGCAAGTTCTATATACAGATCTAACACAGCAGTAGTGATCTGTGAACTCATACGGACATCATATTTCGAGTAGTCCCAGCCTAACACGTCATCGCTAGAATACTTGAAAGCATAGTCCATCACTTCTTCCCACTCAGGTCCAAAGCAATTGAGGCCAACAGCACTCTCAGACATCAACGGATGGAGATGCAAAAAACGAATGATGGGAAGAAAGTACTTCCTAACATGCATGCTTAAAGCAACAGGTGAAGCTTGGAAAACTCTCACCTTAGATGACTCGACATCCGTTGGGGTGTCTTTGAGGGTGGATGAGCAAACAGGATAACCGCGTAGTTTGTTAGACCACGCTTCATAGAGCCTATTATACTCAAACATGATTTCGTCACTAGGAATGCGGGCCACTAAAATACCGCCTTCGAACACATCAGTAAAATGGCGATTTTTGGGACCAAACATAGGAAAACCCATACCCGTTGACATTGGCATAGCTTCAAGAAACCTCTTACCTGGAACACCTATGATAGATTGCATCAGGGTCAAAGGTCGAGCCGTGTAACCAGTGTCATTCACAACTTGCAAGAGTGGTTTTATCCAATCTCTGCAAGCCCTTAGTAACAAAGCTGGTCGAAACATTTCTGGAGGATTGATGACATGCATCAACGTCTCATTATATGCTCGCCAGTTCGGGGTCAATTTTGGAGGACCCCATTTATTAGGAACTCCCATGACTTCTTGCACGTGCGGAGACAAAATGCTCTCCTGCACGACGCTCTTTTGTACTGTGCGCAACTGGGTAGAACCGTACACATCAACACAATCGAGATGAGTCAAATTGGCAGCCATGCTATGAGGGTGAGCACGGTCGTTCAAAAGAACCTTTCTACCATATTGTTCAGATGGAAGATCTGTACCTTGGCTAGATAAAAGAACACCAGGCATCGCTTCCAGTTGGGCAAGAGCTTTATCATACTTATCCTTAGTCAATGTCTGCATAACTCCATACTTAGAATGCGAAGAGCCTCCTATATGGAATCCGAGAATGACAGGAGTCTTTGACAAAGAAACAACACAACCCATACAAGATCCAATCTTGGATAAGGTAGTGTCATAATAACCTCCTTGGAAATCCT